CAAAGATAGCTCTAATCCCTTCGCTTGTCTAGGTTCTGGATTTGCGCGCGGGTTTGTTTTAGCCACGCTGCTTCGATGATTGCAAAATGATTAATCCCTTCTGAGGATTGCCAGCCATAGTTCCGGCTGGTCTATGGGAGTAGTCACCATCTCCCTTACTTTTTGATCGTAAAATCATCAAGTCATAGACTGACAGAACCAGTCATCCCGTCCAAACTGCGGTAAATTGATAATAACTAAAACCATCTACTTTGTCAAGCGTTTCTTTTTAAATCTTTTGGGTTTTTGGTAAAATAATCTAGTGTTGTGATATTTGACCTCTCCTAGTTCAAAATTACTATTGTGCTTATGATTCCTAGCAGCGTTAGTGTCAGCTTGTTGCGAGGTGTTTAATAATTCACATTCAGAGTTTTTGCAGACAAACTCATACTGTGATAATCGCTCACCTTTCTGATGACAACAATGGCATAGTTGAGAACTGTAGTTAGCAGGTGGTTCATGAAAACTACCGCCTCTGTTCTCAACTTTTTGCTTAGTTTTAGTTTTTAAATCACCCAAGCATCTTTGTCTCATAATCCAATTTAAACCCCGTTTAGCAGACGCGCCGTTGTGAGCATATCCCACCCCTTCAGGCAATGCTTTAGCTTCTGTTTGTTTTAGGAGATTGGTTAACTGGGTATCCTCCCAGGCTATATGCTCGTAAGTCCTACTTAATCTAGTTGACATTTTATGATTAAAGGCATTAGAAGAATTAGCCCCACGTTCATGTAATCTGGTAATTTTATCTTGTATCTTAATCTCGTTTTTTGTCTTAGGTCTAGCACCTTTGCTTCCTGAATCTTTCCACTTTTTATCATTAATTAATTCAAGGTTATCAAGCCTTGATTGTAGTTCCTCTATATGGATTGACACTCTTTCCCTGCTTAGATTTGGGAGGAATAACGCCCCGTGATCTGTCGCCACAATAGCCTGTACTCCAGGGTCAATCCCTACACTTAAATTCTTTCCCACTACGATTAACGAATCCTTGATTTGCTGTTCAATAAACTTGATTTTAGACTTAATATCTTCGTACTCTTGGCTGTCTTCTCCAAGCTCCTTTTTAACCTTGGGTAATTTCTTTGTTAAAACCGCTTTTTCTTCTTGCAATGGGTGAGCAAGGACAATATTGATATAGTAGCCAGATGCTTTTTTGGTTAGCATATACGCCCGAGGAAGACTGCTATCTAGGTTCAGTCTTTCCCCCCAACTTCTATCAGTAACGATTAAATTGCCAAATCCAGTAATTTCAACTGAATTATTCTTTATGTCTATCTTATTTGGTGGACATTGCTTATTAAATAAAGTGCTAATCTTATCAGCATCTTTTTTGAATTTTGGCTTCCTGCTGTTTATCCTTTTGGGGTCTAAAAATGCTAACCATGACTGTTTGAAAAACCCTAACAAGCCTCCGACGTAGTGCGAGGAAACGGATAAATCAGGTAGATTTTGCATCGCTCTTAACCCGTTTAACCCGTTCAAATTATCAAACTTCATTAAATCTATTAATTCCCTCCCCTCAAACTTACCACTGGGGAAAGTTTTATATTGATGTGGCATTATTTGTATTCGTTTCCAGGGGTAATCACCCTTAACTAATTTAGACCCTTTGACGTGAATAATCCCCTTTTTGGTTTTAATGGGAATATTAAAATTATCGTCCCGTTTCCAGTAACTTCCGCCTGTAGCAATCTGACACGATAGTCCTTCATAGCCGCTATTGCCAACTCGTAAAGGTACGGGAATAATATTTTCTAAGTCAAACGGCAACCACCGGGAAAATATATCAAATTTGGCAACTAATTCCTGTTCTTTTTTGTTGAGTTTTGGCTTGTCTTTGCTGCGGTAGTAGTTCCTAACAAGCTGCTGTTGTTCCGGTTTTAGCTTCTCTAACTTTTCCGTCGCCTTAGCTAAATCTGCGCTCAACTTACCAGCCCAGTTGTACCAGGTGATGCAATGGTTATGCAATTGATTAGCCAATACCTGATTCCATAGCCATGTCAATTCTTCTAGGTAGCGATCGCATGATTGCGCCTGTTCAGCAAGAAGTTTGACCTTGATTTTAATAGTTTTCATTGGGAATAATATCAATGTGGGTGTACAAGACCTACAGCCAGTGGTGAATCGGTGCTACCAACACCATCACGCGACTGGATAATATTGTATCCTAAGTTATTGAAGAATTAATAAGACTATTGAAAACATGATAAAATTATCGTAACCATACCACGCAGGAATATTTGCGGTATTCCGGTGGTTTCAATGGTTAGTCCACTTTACTTAACCACTTAGTGAACTATGTCTAATGATACCTCAAAAGCTGTTGTTGCGACAGTTGATTTAGGATTTGCCAAGATTGATGGCTTGATGATGCCCGACGGCAGTTATGTTGCCTCTATTCCCCAACTAGCCGACATAAAATTAATCCCATCAGGAAGAAGCATAAAACAGTTAGAATCCTTGTGTAGCATAGCTTTCCAATCCCACCAAAAAGTTAAAAGCGACTTACACCCAAAAGCCGTCAACATAATCGTACTTTCCGATCTGTCTAAGCTTATACGGCAATTAGACAAACAAGGTAACTTGGTTGCCAGGGCTTTTGTTGATGCCATTCTTGAAGAGGGACTGGAAAGACGATTTGATAAAGCGTTCGGCAAACAAGTTGAAGAGTCAGAACGTAATAAGCTTTTGGCATTACGGATGAAACGAATATTAGCCCGTAAGCTTTGGACTGACATTTTACGCGACCGTTCCACCGCTTTATTTGGCGTAACTCCCACGCCTAACAATTATCGAGATTGGACGGTCAAGGTAAATGAACGGCTGTTTAATAAGCGTCATTTCCAGTGCAATCGAGATAACATGAACCAACTGGAACAGGAATCAATAGAACTATTTGAACGCATGGCGGAACGTAAAGCAAAACTACACGCGCAAGCCACGCCGGATCAATTAGTAGAAATGGCGTTAGCTTCATTTGAATAATTAATTTAGGCGATCGCCCCAAAAGAGACGACCGCGCTTTCGTAAACATCGCAAATATTGAACAAATATTGAATAGGAAAGATTTATTATGTCTGAGCAAGAATTAAGAGAACTGAAACCACGCCACGTCCTTGCATGGCAGAATGAATACCCAGCGATCATAACTCAAATTGACTGGAGTAAAAACAAGAGGAAAAATTCAAGATTTATCGAGATTCACCCGCAAGGCAGATCAGGTCTAAGAAGGCAATGGGTGAAACTAGATGATCTAAAAATTAACCCACATTTTACCGACGTTAGAAATAATCTAGATTAGTGCAATAAACCTAATGAACCTAACAATCAAAAAACTCGCCAAAGTAACACTGAACAACGCCCAAAACCTACCCGATTCACCCGGCATATATTTTGCCTGTGACGCGGCTTATCGTGTCTGGTATATCGGCACTTCATTTAGTCTAAAAGAAGAATTTATCCCCTGTCTTCAAGAGAGTGAATTTCGCGCTAACAATGTGCAATACATCTGCTATTTGCTATGGAATGATATGGATGATTTAGAAGAATGGGAACATGAATACATCCAAAAATTCAACCCACCGCTAAATAATAACGACGTTGACCCTGAATTACCTATTATTGATTTAGGGTACGATAAAAGCCAATATCTCGCACGGTATAAAGAGATAAAGCTGATTCAGAAGGCACTAGAGCAGGAACTAGAAGAACTGAAGCCCAATCTAGTAACACTGATTGAAGGTAACGACGGGAAAATCAAAACCAATGATTGTAGCGCATGGGTTAGCAGGCGTGTCACCTATCAATATTCTCGTAAATTGGAACACGATGAGAGGATAATTAAGGAGCGCAAAAAACAGGAAGAATCAGAAGGAATTGCTACAATTAAATCAGTTTCAATATACCCCGTAGTGAGGTAGATATGGCGCATCCAATAACATCTATTGAGTCAATGAACTGGATAAAAAAATATGAATCTCATATTGTGTGGCTTGAAAATATTGCAAATATACCTTATGTCAGGGAGTATTTGCTACACAATTGCAGAGGCAGAAAAGGCAGGATAAAATATCAAGATTTCAAAGTAGTAGGATGGACAGAATTACACCAAACAGCACCAAACAATGGGAACCCAGGCTGTTTTAGTCGAAGAATATTTTGGTTAAAAAGTTACGATAGATTCTTGCAACCCGATGGACTTTACAGCACTGGATGTCCGGTAGAAGCCGTAGATCCGCTTACAGTTTCCGTCGGAGAAGCGGGACTATTAACTAACCGTGCATGGGGAAATTATGCTGTCAATTAAAGAAGCAAACAAACAACTGAATCAATTAACTAAAGCTATGAATGATCCGCAATTGGATGATATCTGGAAAGCGTGGCAGAATGACTTTAAAAAACGCCAGCAAGCTAACGCTAGATGGTTTAACAATTTTGTCAGGATCGCAATTGCAGCAACAATAATTCAGTTGGTAGTGTTAATATTTTGCGTGTGGTATTTCACGAAGTAAAGAACAAAAACCAAGATGAACCAAGATTATCCTTATGGCGTTCGGCTTAAAACCAATGGCACTCACTATTCTGTTCGCGCAATAGCAGATGACGGAACAGTTGAGCTACAACAAACTTGTAACGATCCTTCTGTTGACATAAATGGGAAAATAACCTTCCCTAATGCCATTAATTCTGTGCCAGATTCATATTTCAGAAATGAGTTTCAGTTGTTAAATTTAGAACAATTTCTAGAGGAATTTCCGTCACTAAAAGATCGTTTCATCTGTAAACAACAAAACCCCATCCAAGGGGACGGGGAAACCTGACAACCAAGACGAAGATAGCAGTGTTATAAAAGTTCAATATATGCGACTATTATAACACAAATCATTCTAACAACATCCCCAAAATAGATAATATTTGAGTTGGCAAAGATTCGTCTTTGACCAACTTTTTAATGACCTTTTCTGTGGCGAAACTTATCCGTTTGTTGCCAGTTTTAATATCATCTGCAAACGGCAATAAGTCCACAAAATCCATCGGCGCGTCGTCTTTACCCTTGAAGGCATTAAACAAGCCAGACCACCCTATAGCGTGTATTCTGGCTTCTGTATTTGCATTTTCCCTACGCAGTTTTTCAAGGTTGCTAACACAATCAAAAACCACGTAGTCGGGTTGTTCTAAGAAGCAGTCCCAGCTACTAAAACGCGAGTCTCTGATTCCGTAGTATTGGATTCTCCAGTAGAGTCCGTTCCAGTCAATTGTAGGGACTCCCCCGCAGCTTCATCCTCGCTTGTAGTTGCCACTGGCTCAGGTTTTACCCAGCCTAAACGCTCATTTTGATAGAACTCATAAATAGCGGAAATTAGGTTTTCATCAAGTGATTTTGTATCCTCAATTGTCCACTCATCCGAACCAACAATGTATTTTCTACCATCAATTAAAAAGCCAATATCACCCTCCGATAATGGTTGTTCAATTGGTTCAACTTGAATTACAGAAACATCACTAGACTGATTACCCTTGATAATTACCTTGTGTCCAGTGAATCCACCAAATGCAATTTGTTGTTTATTTTTGAGGTGTAACGACTGCGGAATAATGTCCAATGCAGTGGCATTAATCGCAGCGTCATAATCAATTTGAATAGGATATGCAGCGCGATTCTGAATGAAAATAGTTGCAATTGCTACAGCTAAAGTATTGCTGTTAAGTGCGCTTAATGACTGTAATTCCGCAAATTCTTCCACGTAATCATAGACAATATCGCTATTATCTACTGCCACGCCGTCAACTGGTTTTGGTGATAACAATTCTTGTGCAGCTTCAAAACTAATATTTCTATCTTTGGCAATAGTCTTAATTAATTTTGTGGCAACAATTTGGGCTTTGCTTCTGCTCAGTTCATATTCATCAATTTCCATCCGTTCCCCAACGGAAATAAAGCCGCGTTTTTCTAAATAGAGGATACCAATATTTTCATCACCAATGGCTACTACTTCGGAACGAGATTTTCTGTTAATTACTGGGCGCATAATTCAATTTCTAGGTTATCGTTTTTGTCAGAGAAAATTTGATGTGTGGCGCAATTTTGGACTGATTCAGGGATTTTGATTTTAAACTTTTGGGACTCGTTTGAAACTTCAATTTCTCCAGACATCCCACCCCTAAATACAGCCGCGCCACACTTGATATAATTGCCATCAAGTCGGCAGTTTATTAAAACTGCCAATACTTGTGTTTTGTCAGTCAAAAGTTGCATTATGCAGCAGCGTAATAACCAGGTGTCCAAATGAATGAGTCACCTTGGAAAGTTAGATTAAAAGTGTATTTTTTGATTTCGTTCTGGTTCGCTGGTTCGTTCAATCCCATGAGTTTAGTCGCGCCCTCAAATTTTTCGCCGTCCGGTAAGGTCGCGATCGCGTAAATCTCTCTATTCAAGAATGCAGAATTATCAGATACACGTTTGATGATATTGACGTAAGCTAAATCACCAGCTTTGACGATTCCTGAAATATTCAACGTCCGGGCATTCCGAACAATGGCCATTTCTGTACCTGAACCGCTTTGGAAATTAGTGGTGTCAACTTGGGTTTCTTGGTTAGTTTTGTCCATTGTCTGAATCCCAAACAATGGCACAGTTCCAACCACAAAATCGCCAACCGAAGAATCAGCGATTGCTTTCTTGAGAGGTGCGACGGCAAAAGACGCGGCTGTTGCTGTAATGGTTGCGTCAGCGGTAAATAGAACTTGTTGGCGGTCGGTAGGTGCTGATGGTGCTGCAAAGCTAAGGGAAGTTCCTGCCTTGATTGTCGTACTGGTAGCGGCTGTCAGGCTAACGCTAGTTGCGCCAACAACAGCCGGCACATCAAAAGTGATCACGGCTTTAGTCACTGCTCTGCTATTGGGATTAAGTAGCAGGATATCTAGGGTGTAATCCTGAAGAATAATATCTTGCACGGGTCTAGTCATAGTAATTCCTGTGAGAATTTTCTATAGCTTTCCCCTATCTAAATATTGATAGTAATTGGCGCGAAAATTATAATCCTTGCTTGCTCAAATGTCGTGTCCGTCGCTGGTGTGTGGGAATAGCGATAAACTACAAAATTAATCTCAATTTTGCGTAGTGCGTTAGCTAGATTGGACGACCTCTTGAAGTTTTTAAGCACCACTTCCCATTGCTGGGGTTTATACCTTTGTCCGCCACTAGAACCCTGCGCGGATCCCATTGGCACTTGCTTGATCAAACATTCAAGTCCGTCACTGGCAGACGGCGGATCTGCGTTAGATCCGTAAGTCCAAACAGATGGACAGCCATTGGTGTATTTGCCCAAGTCGGGAGCTAACAGCGCGGCTAGTTTTGTCCGTAGTTCTGCAACTGTAGTCATGACTGCACCTCTATAGAATAGGAGTCTCGTAATTCTCCAGTATCTACGATGTCACGGGGTGAGCCGGCTACCGTTCCATTTTGCCTGACGGTTTCGCGTGGCCATTCCCACATTTGAGTTTCTATAATTTCCTGTGCCTTCTCCCCAAAGCCCTCCGCCATTTCTGTAAATGCTTGTGCAAAATCTTCTGATTTTTGAAAACTGTCAGCATAACTTTCAGGGGCGT